CTGTCCGGCCTTTCTGCTGAAGACAGAAAGAAGCGGATAGATGAGATTAAGAGGGGCCGCAAGACGGCAACGTCTGATAAGTCGGCCTACTCTTCTTCTCGCTTCAAGACGGACAAGGACAAGAAGACAAAGCCGTCTAAGTACACCCAGCGTGGCAAGAAGTTGCTTGCGAACTCCAACGCCAAGACCGTTGACGCGAAGTTGGCGGTTCTTTCCAAGAAGACGGGATATAGCGTTGGAACGCTTAAGCAGGTTTACAACCGCGGCCTTGCTGCGTGGAGAACCGGTCACAGGCCCGGAGCGACACAGCACGCATGGGCTATGGCTCGCGTCTATTCTTTCGTGACCGGTGGCAAGACCGCTCGCACCGCCGATAAGGACTTGCGTAAGAAGGCCATGAAGGAGGCAATTGCCTTCAAGCGTGGAGTTAGTCTTGCAAAGTCTTTTGGTGGTGCTGCAAAGAAGGCTTCTGGCGCTGCTTCGTTCGACACCATCATGCGTGGTGGTAAGTCTGTCCGCGTGAAGCGCGACCTTGGCGGTGCTGGCGGTGGGCAGTTCGTCAGTTTTCAGGTTGCGCAGGCCCAGAACTTTGCAAAGTCTGTCGCGGTAAACCGTCAGGTGGCACGCCTTCGTGGGCGCCCAGAGCCACAGACGCCTCAGTACCGTGCGCCCGGTCGGGTTAATGCTCCATCAGCAGAACAGGTCATGGACCAACTGAGGGATGGTCTTCAGGATTCTCCGGACACAAAATCCCAGAGTGATTCTAGGCCCCTGTGGCGGAGGACGAACACTCTAGCGGGTGGTCCGGGTTTTTATGACTATGAAGATGACGAGCCTTTCGATAGTGACGACATTGTTGGCCGTGGCATCGAAAAAATTAGAGAAGAGTACTCATTTAATGTAGAAGCGTTCCTAGACGATGGCAAGGAATTTTCAGACCTACCAGAAGAAGAGCGGAATGCCATTATGGCCCGCAGAAATCTTGCACTTGCAAGAATTAACGCTATACAGAGATATACAGACACAAGTTTTCAAAAGATAAACACTGAAGAGCGGTCTGTGCTGAGTGGGAAGATTCCCGAAGCCAGCGAACTACACCAAGAGTTCAACGACGCCCTTGATGCTCTGTCAGTAGAAATTGATACAGACCACAGTCTTTTCCGTGGTGGTGGCAGAGGGTGGACACAAGAGGTTCTTGGGAATCGTGAAATTAATTCCCTTGATGACCTGCGCTCTCTTATTGGCAATACCTTTAGGACCGATAGTTTTACTTCGACAAGCCGCGCTTCATGGGTTGCTGCTCGCACTTTTGGAACGACGTATGTTTTGCGTGATATGCCAAACGGGGAAGCATTTAGGGCCACGGTTATCTTTAGGATGCACCGCAAGTCTGGTTCTCGTGGTTTGTTTGTTGAAGAAGCGTCTCTTTCTGGAAGAGACGAGCACGAGGTTGTTCTGCCCTCTCAGGAAAAGTATGTAATCCGTGGTTTTTCTATTGCCGCAAACCACCCATGGCTTGAACGCGATACTGCCGATGGTTTTGACCTAAAGGCTAAGTACGACCTACCTGATGAATACGATGACTTGTTTTCTTATGCTGACGATGTAGAAATTGAGGACCCAAAAGACCTTGCTGATAGTGGCGGGACGGCAAACATACCCCCTGTGATTATTATTGAAGTGGAGCAGATTTGAGCAGCGACGGAATGAGGGGTGGGTACGGAACCAGTCTCAGCAGTTCCGCATCTGACGCTGCCAAGAAGATGAAGGGCGGAAGTCTTTCTGACGCCATTGATGCTTTTGACAGCGCCGTTGCGCTCGCCAAGACCGCTGGCAATAACACCCAACTTCGCAGGGTTGCGTCTGATGCGCTCAACTTCGTAAGGAAGAGCGATAAGACGACTGACTACATGAAGAAGAATGTTCTTCCGCGTATGCAGGAAGAGTTCACCGAAGCATTTGGTGACGATATGACCGAGTCTGGTCAGGCCCTTCGTGAGGTTTCTGCATATAGGCTTGGGAAGAAGTTCGGCGCGTCTGCTGTAAAGGCCGCTACTGGTGTCGGTAGGAAGGCTTCTGGTGCAGCCCGAACTGAAACAGTTCGGCGTGGTGGGAAGTCTGTTTCCGTCCGTCGTGATATTGGTGGCGCTGGTGGAGGGCAGTTTGTAAACGCCCTTACGTCTATGCGCCAGTCAATGTCATCTTCGCTTCGCCTTGCTCGTCGTGCCAAGAGGATGCGCAGCGATTCGACGGTATATCAGTCGGACGGCAGTTCTCAGGAGCGCATGGATGCCCTTCGTGACCGTGTAATGGCCCGGATGGCAGGCGGTAGGAAGTTGTCCGCCAAGGAGCGTGCTGCTCGCGGGAGAATCCGTGCCGCAGAGCAGAGGCGTCGCGCAGAAGAGCGTGCAAAGCAGCCACCAGCGCCGAAGCCCGCAGCGCGTCCCGCCGAGCCACCAAAGCCAGCGGAAACTCCAAGGCCCTCACCTGCTCAGCGCAGAAGGACGCCAACTTCTACGACGCCAGATTCGGTTCCCGGTCGAACTGGTGGTGCTATCTCGCGGACGCCAGACCTCTGGAAGCCTTCAGACATTTTGGTTTTTGACGGAAATGGGTGGAGAAAGTATAGGGGCGCAATCAACGTCAGAAGCGCAAGAGAAGTTGGTCGAATTCTTGACGAACTTGGTCTTGCCATCCCACCGTCTGCTTATAGTGGGCAAACAAATCCGAAGGTTGCTCTTGGGACGTATGGTATTTCCGCCAGAGTTGACGATGGTGGGTTTCAGGGCAAGTACCGCGCGAACGATTTTGAAAGTGGGATTATTCTTTCTCCGTCTGTTCAGGACGGTAAGGCCGCTCTTCTCCACGAGTTTGGGCATTTTCTTGACTACGAAGGTCTTCAGCCAGAAGACGGATGGGAGATGCACTCACCGTTCACCGAATCTGGGAATTTGTCTATAGAAAAGGTTCTCAGTGCAGTAAGAAATAGTGAAGGGTACGCAGAACTACTTTTCCAATCGCCGGATAACCTCGAAGAATATTGGTCACAGAGAGAAGAACAGTTTGCGCGTGCCTTTGCACAATGGGCGGTTCTCCGCTCTAATGGGGATATGGGAGAGTTTTTGAGGTCCGCCTTTATAAAGCGCTCAAATGGGCTGGCTTTTAATCACCAGTGGCGCTCAGCAGATGACTTTTCTCCGATTGCAGATGCGCTAGACGAACTATTTGTGGAAGCAGGTTGGTTGCAATGAAGCCTATAAGGCCCGCCGAAAGATTTGATGAAGTCGTCATCAATGGGAAAAGGGTTCAAAGGGAACTTGACCCAGAATCGCAGAAGATTCTGGATGAGATTAGAGCAAAAAAACGTGCTTCTTCAGAAAAGAAGCAGAGCACGAAGTAGTTGTAGTTACTTAGGAATAACCGTTACTTTTCTTGTATGACGTTGCCAGAGTTGCCTGACTATCTCATTGACGCTTTTGAGCGCGGCGTTGCTGCTGGCGTTGCCGAGAGCATGAATGAGTCGAAAAAGGTGTTGCGTGACCCGAAGGGCGGACTCACCGCTGCTGGCCGCGCACACTTCAAGAGGACCGAGGGTGCAAATCTAAAGCCGGGTGTTCGTGGTGCTGCGGACACCCCAGAGAAGATGCGTCGCAAGGGTTCATTTCTGACACGCTTTTATACCAACCCATCTGGTCCTATGGTACGTCCTAACGGAAAGCCGAGCAGGCTTGCTCTTGCTGCTGCTGCGTGGGGTGAGCCAGTTCCGAAGAACAGGCAAGATGCCGCGAGACTGGCCGCAAAGGGTCGCCGCCTTTTGTCTGCTTACGAGAAAAGGAAGAAGAAGTCTTAAATGATTGACGAAAGCAACGTAGACGAGTTTCTTCGTCCTATTCTTGAAGGGCGACTTAGCGGGGTAGCCAAGTACATCGCTAAGGGCAAGATTAAGAAGATTGCCAAGAGCGGGCTTCGCAAGAAGCCGGTCCAGTATCCGGCAGACTGGCGCGGACCTGTTGGGAAGGGTGGTCAGTTCGCACGCAAGGCAGACCTTGCCGCAGCGAAGGCTGGCGCAAACAGGAGCCGTGCAAGGGATACTGCTCGCGGCCCGGAAACCCGTACAAGCCCTCGCAAGAGCAGAGGTGGTGCTGCTGGTCGCGCTGCCTCTGACGCAGAGAAGGCTGGTAGGACTCGTTCTGCTATTTCTCGCGCTGCTCGCGGAGAAGGCTCTAACCGTCAGAACAGGCGCGATATTACTGACGCAGCCAAGGCTGAGTCGCAGAGGACCGACCGCACCGGCGACACGAAGACGACCAACCCGAAGTCGCCTACTGACGCATCCAAGGCCGCGGACAAGGCAGACCGTGCTAAGCGTGCTTCAATTCGTGGGTTTAGCGGGCTGAACGCTTGGAGTGGTCGCAAGGTTTCTGCTGGTGGTGACCAAGACCTTAAGAATGCTCTTAGCAAAAAGTTGGAAGCATTTTCCAACGAGTACGGTTCTTCTACTGACCCCAATGAAATTCGCGCAGCGTTCAAGAACACTGTTAACTCTCTTAAGGAAGAGATTAACGGGCGCAAGATTTCCGCTGAGAAGAAGCGTGCTCTTCAGGCTGAGTTGAAGGAACTTATTGCAGAGGCAAGGTCTGCTCTTGACAGGGACATTGCTAACAAGTCTGCGATTAAGAAGGGGAGTGGGGGCAAGGGCGCTGGTGCCGGTGCTACCCGCACTCGCACCGTAAAGGGCGGGCCGAACAAGGGCGCAAAGAAGCCGACCCGTTCGGACGCTGCTTCTCAGGGACAGCCGCGAACCAATGTTGGTGACAAGCGTCTTCCTGCCGGTACTGCGGGCACCGCAAAGAGGAAGCGGCTCCCCGGCCCACGGCCTGTTGACGCACCCAAGGACCGCGAGGGTTCTGTTGTTGGCAAGGACGGCAAGTTGCAGCCGCCAAGCGCAGCAACTAAGAAGAAGATGGCAGATATCCGCGACCGCGAGGCTCGCAAGAAGGGTATTGCCAAGCCGAAGAAGAAGAAGACGACCAAGAAGAAGACCCGTGAGTCGTTCATTAACGACTTGGTAAACGAGGTCATTAACTTGGACAATGTATGACTATGGTAAATGCTTAATGTCATATACCATTGGAACGCAAAATCTGCTTACCAACACAACTGCGGAGCAGAATATGGACAGTGGACATAACCAAATCCGTGAGTCGGCGCGTGTCGTCGCCACTGATTCGGATAAGCGCGAAGTCGTGATTGACGTTATTGAGGCTGGCCTTGGTAACAGTCGTGACCGGCGGCTTTATGAGGCAGCGATGCTCTCGCAGAGTCCCGACATTTTTGTCGGTGCGCAGATGTTCGCTGACCACCTCTCACCGGAGGTGGAGCGTAAAATGCAGGGCCTTCCTCGCTCTGTCCGTGACCTTACGGGCAGCATTAAGGAGGCGTGGTGGCAGCCTGATGGTGGGCCGAGCGGTAATGGCTCTATTCAGGCGCGTGTTCGCATTGCCGCCCCTTGGCTCTGGGATTTGGTGAAGAACGACCCTGAACTTGTCGGGGTCTCAATCAACGCTGTTGGGCGCACACGCCCCGGTGTTGGACCTGATGGCAAGCCCGCGCACATGGTTGAGTCAATTACTCAGTGCCACTCAGTGGACTGGGTTGCTCAGGCTGGTGCGGGGGGTCGAATTGTTGGCTTCCTAGAGTCGCACTATGGACAGGGGGATGAGGAAGTGTCTATTGATTGGGAGGCTTTGTCCAAGGAGGACATTGCCGAGCACCGTCCTGACTTGATTGATGCCTTTGAGGCAGACGTTTTTAAGACTCTTGAAGAGTTGGAGGCGTCGCTTATGGCTGAGATTGAGGCTGAGGACGACGAGCAGGAGACTGAGCCGGTCGCTGTGGAGGCTGACGAGGGCGATGCCCCGGAGCCTGCTGACGAGCACGACGACGAGGACGACACGGAGCCGCATGGCGACTCTGATGTGGACACCGACGACGTTGAGGCTCCCGAGCCGGAACTGGTTGGCGTTGCTGAGAGCGACTACTTCACCTATGACGAGGTGAAGCAGATTGTGCTTGAGGCCGCGCAGGCAATTGAGGCGAAGTACGAGGCGCGTGAGCGTGTTCGTGAGAACCGCCTGATTGCACACGATGTTCTTGCGGAGTCGGGTCTTCCCGCGCTCTCGCAGCAGGCCATTCGCAAGACTCTTCAGGACTTTGATGGTGGTGCCGACGACCTTCGTGAGGCGCTTACCGAGTCCATCAAGGAGAAGCGTGCGGAGTTGTCGTCGGTCACCGGTCGCGGCGTGCAGGGCCTTGGCCCCTCGCTGCTGGTTGAGGCCGACAGTGACGACGATGGCGATAAGGGTCAGCCCTCGCAGGCTGGCGCACATACCGCCCTGCTCTCTGAGTTGGGTCTGGACTAGACAGGAAGGGGTAGCCACACATGGCTAAGAATTACCGTGGCACCGGTAGCGTCGTCCGCATTAAGTCTGCGGCAGCGGCGGTCACTGCTGGTAGCCCGAAGGTTGAGGGCGGCTTTCACGGCATTGTTGCCAACACTGCCGCCATTGGCGGGTCGTACTCGCTGCACATTACCGGCGAGCACGAGGTTGACTTCGTGAGTTCGTCTGTTCAGGGTTCGACGGTGTACATCACTGACGCTACCGGCGCTTTGACGCTTTCTGCGGCTGCCGGTAAGCGCATCTTTGGCAAGGTTTCGGCTGTGCCGGGTGCCAGCGACACGGGCACCTACTTGAAGGAGCCTGCTTCTGGAAAGATGTGGGTCATTCTGGCCCATCAGAACGACGCGGCTTCGTAGTCGCGGGGACACGGAAGGAGTAACGAATAATGCGTACTGGTTCGTGGCCCCGTGAGGTCCGCCTTTTTGAGGCGTACCTTGATTGGGCCGAGAGCGACAACGCTGCTGAGTTGCGCGAGAGCGGTTCTTCGACCGATTTCGCTAACTACCTCAACAACGTCGTCGGCAAGCGACTGATGAAGGTTTACCGGGAGGCTCCTGCCTACTGGAACCGCTACACCACCTCGTACAACGTGCCGGACTTTAAGCCGCTTTCGATGTACGGCCTCACTGAGGGTCAGGACCTCCTGCCCTTCGATGAGGGTGGCGAGTACAAGGACTCGCAGATTAGCGAGCGTGTTGGACCGACCATGACGGTTTCGACCTATGGCCGTCTGTTCAGCATTTCGCGTAAGGCGCTCATCAACGACGACCTTGGCCTCCTTCGGGACACGCCGGGTCGCCTTGGCCGCGCTGCTGCCCGCACCCTCAACCGTTCGGTTGTGGCTGCGCTTGAGGGCAACGGCAACGCTTACGATGGCACCGCGCTTTTCCACGCCGACCACAGCAACCTTCTTTCGGGTGCGCTGTCGGAGTCGTCGCTGGCGTCTGCTGCTCTTCTGATGAACCAGCAGACGGATGACAACGGTAACCCGATTATGGTTGCTGCCGATATGCTGGTGATTCCGGGTGGTCTTGAGATTACCGCCCGTCGTATCCTGAATTCGGTTGAGATTACGATTCAGGGTGCCGCTAGTACCCCCGCTTACGGTGAGGGTAACGCGAACGTCATGCGCGGTTACGTTGATTACATCGTTGACCGCTACTTCACTGACGCCAACGACTGGTATCTGTTCGCCAACCCGGCGGACGCTCCGGTGCTGGGTGTCGGGTTCCTGAATGGTCAGCGCGAGCCGCAGACCATGCTGAAGGACCCCGGTATGCGTCTTGTGCTTGGTGGTAACGACCCGTATTCGATGGAGTTTGACACCATTGAGTACAAGGTCCGCCACGAGTGGGGAACCGCGATTATTGACTGGCGCGGTGCCGTGAAGTCGGCGGTCGCTTAATGCCGCCCAAGAAGACTCTTAAGGTGGATGAGAAGGTCGTGGACGCCTCGCAGGAGGCGTCCACCCCTCTCCCCCTCCACAGGAAGGCTTCTGTGTGGCCTCGCGTTGCTCGTACTAAGGAGCAGTTCAGTGCGCGTGACGCAGCGGACACCATTAAGTGTGATGTTTCTGACATTGCTGGATATGGGTTTCGTGCCCCGCTTGACGTTGACGGCGACCCGATTCTTGAGAAGGCCGTCTTGACGGTTGTTTTCAACGATGGGTCGAAGAAGGCGGTTGAGCACCCTATTAAGTAGTTAGCCCAAGGAGGGTTTGTGGATAAGCCAACGGCAGCAACCCTCCGGGCTGACACCCGGATTGACTGGGCCGGGACGTTCTCGCTCCCGGCCCCGTCTTCTGGGGATGACCCTCTCACCGCAGAGATTGCGCTTGCGTGGGTCTACGTTGAGCAGGTTTCTGGTCGTGACCTTGATGAATATACGGGCGACCTTGAGCCTCTTGTGAATTACGCCGTTAAGTTGCGCGTTGTTCAGCAGTCTGCTCAGCAGAAGGGGACATACGCTGACATTTTTGGAGCCATTTCTGGCGTCCAGTCATTTTCTGTTCCCGGTTATTCAGAGACTCGTGCCGCCGCGCAGTCTTCCAAGAATGGTGACCAGCGTGATTATCGCTATAACCCTTGGAAGCCGCTTGATGAGGTTCTTCACCTTATCGCTACGCAGGAGGCACGCGATGCTGCGATTCGTTCGCTCACTATGACTTACGAGCCAAGCATTGCGTTTGAGCACACCGATGAAGTTGTTCCGCTTTATGGTATTGAGCGGGATATGTTGGATTAATGGCTCTGAGTCTTGATATTTGGGGTGACCGGCTTCGCGTCTATCGAAGCGTTACCGGCCCTCGCGTAGAAGGAGAGACGCGGGTTAACAAGACCCGCTCCGACTGGATTCCTGCCCGCGTTCCACCGCGCGATGCTGGCGAGGCGACCGATGGGAACCGGCCTAAGAAGATTCAGGATATTCGTGAAGTCACTTGCTCTCTCCTTGACCCATCAGGGACAAGAATTGAGATTAAGCCGTCTGACCGCATTGAGTTGCAGACCGGCTACAACGGGACCTATACAGACCTTGGGATGTGGGAGGTCTTGTCTAATCAGATTCCCCGCAACCGCGAAGGAGAAGAACTCCTTCAATACATGCGCCTTGTTCAGGTGGATGAATATTGATTAGTGGCGCAGTTATTAACGGGAGTGTTTCAAAGGCGCTCAACGACTTTTCGCGGACGTTCGCCTCTGACTATACGGAGTTTGGTGCAAAAAACGCTGACTGGCTAAAGGACGAAATTCGTTCAGAAACGCCAATCGGAGAAGACAACGCAACTCACCTGCGCGACTCGTATTACATCGTTGGGCCTAAGTCCACAAAGTACACGGCTAGGTTTACTGTTAAGACTGACGTTAAGTACGCGCCGTGGGTTGAGTGGGACACCGGAATTCATGGCCCAAAGGGTTCTCGCTACATAATTACTGGTAAGCGAGGAAACCTTCTTTCTTTCTTTTGGAAGAAGAAGGGGAAGAAGGTGGTTACCCGATATGTCATGCACCCCGGTTCTGCTGGCGCACATATGTTCGCCAAGGGCGCTGATGCCCTAGAGCGATACCTTCCAAACAGAATGAATAATTTTGTGGTTATGGAAGCAAAGAAGCACGGGTTTAGGGCGGTGAAGAGTGCCTGACGCATGGCCAAAAGACCAGATTGAGCACGAAATGCGCTCTCTTCGCAGGAATCTTCGCACCTATACAGAGTGCCCTGATGAATTTAGAATTAACGAGTATGAGGGCGGTTTTATTCGCCCAAGCGTTCGACTTGTCTTGGTTACGGCAGGGATGGAAAAAAACGGCCATGCCGTTATTTCCAACAGGTCAATGACGCTTGTCTGGTTCGGGACAGATTCAGACGATATCCCGTTTATTGAAGGCGAGGCTCGTTCTGCTCTTGACTGGATTGTTCAGTCTTTGACGCGGGGGAACGAAGAATATTTTGGGGGTATTCCAATTTACGATTGGTCAACCCCAAATTCGCCTTCTGCAACGCGATTTGTCATAAACATTGACAACGCATCAGTCAGCGGCCAGATGGTAAGAGACGAATCGGGATTGTATTCTATTCCAGTAGATTTCCGTTACACTGTAAGTACAGTAAACGCTCACACAATTTCGGCACCGACTGTGATTCAGAACATCTACAAGGATGTGGAAATTGACTAACGGCGATGAGGCTGCCGCCGCACAGGAAGAGCAGCCGGTTAAGAAGAAGTCGCAGAAGAAGACTGTTAGCCCCAACGCTCTTGGCGTTGAGGTTTGGGTAAACGCGGCATATGAGGCTACCGGTTACCCACCCGAAGTTGTGCGTGCCGCTCTTTCTTTGGCAGGCAGTGGTCCGTACAATCGCGAGCAGGTAATCCTTGAGATTAATAAGTTCATGCAACGGCCAGTGAAGCAGGAGGGTTAAATAGATGCCTCTCGGAGGGACTTGGTCTAGCGTTGACCCGCCACAGCGTGCGGGTCTGTTCGTCAACGTGGACACCGTTCCCGCGACGGCACCCGTTATTGACTCTTCTGGGGTCGTTGGGCTTGTCGTCACGGCGGACTGGGGTCCGGCCAACACAATTACTAACATCCAGTCGGCAAGCGAGGCTTCTGCCTACTACGAGTCCGGCTCGGATGCTGAGTTCGCAATTACCGGGGCGCTTCTTGGCGAAGGGCTTCCGGGTCGTGGCGGAGCAACGACGGTGCGTGTTTACCGCGCAGCCACTTCTTCTGCTGCGAAGGCAACGCTTGCGCTTGAGAACAGTGCCAGCCCGGCAACCACCGCAATCACCCTGACTGCTCTTTATGAGGGCACTCGCGGAAACGACTTTTCTGTGACGGTTCAGGCAAATGCTGCGGACGCGGCTAAGAAGGATATCCTTCTTTATGAGGGTACGACCCTTCGCGAGTCTTACGTCGCTGTTGTGCCCGCTGACATTGATGACATTGTTGCCCTTATTAACCAGCAGTCAGTTCTTATGACTGCGGTGGCAACTTCTACTGCGTCGCCTCTGGCTAACGTGAGCAACGCTGACTTTACCGGCGGTAACTCTGGGTCTTCTTTGACGGGTGCTGAGCACACTTCTGCTCAGTCGGCATTTGAGGCTTCAGCAAACTTCAGCGCGTTTGCTGTCCACGGCCTTACCGACCCGACAATTACCGGGACTTATACCGCTTGGGCTGACCGCCTGAACAGCGAAGGGAAGACCTTCGTGGTGGTAATCGGGGGCGCCGCTGATGAGGCTTCTTCAACTGCGATTACGCGCACGGCCAATGCTGACAGCGCATATTCGGTGAACATCTTTGGCGATGTTACGATTGATTCCGTCTCGCATAAGTCGGCAGATATGACTTCTCGGGTTGCCGGGATTATCGCATCTGCTGGTGCTTTCCGCTCTGTTTCGTTTTCGCAGATTCCGGGCGCAAGCATGGAGAGTGCTCCCACCAACGCTGAGATTGAGTCACTTGTCCGGGCGTCGGTTGTGCCGTTCTTCTACGACGGCAACACTGTTCGCTTGCAGCGCGGGCGCACCACTCTTCGCACGACCAGCAGCACGAAGCCTGAGAAGTTTAAGTCGCTTCTTTTCGTGCGAAAGGTTCAGGAGACGCTTCGCGGTCTGGATGCTGTTGCTAACAGCCTTCTGGGCGTTGCCGGGACGGTTAACACGGAGGCGGGCCGCGATTCGGTTGTCGCGATGTTCCGTGCGAAGTTGGAGGAACTGGTGCAGCGCGGTATCGCACTGCCCGGTGGGTCTATCTATTTGGACCCCGCCTATGACAACACGGGCGAGTCACTGTACATCGTATTCGCGATTGATATGGCCCCCGGCATTGAGCAGATTCTTGGCCGAATCGCGATTCCGGCCTAACGGGAGGCACTAGAGAATGTCTACTAATCCAATTCCTGATGTTTACCCGATTCACGGCAGGTTCGGTGAGTTGTACGTCGGGTCGCAGGTTGTTGCTGAGGCTACTGGGATTGAGTTCACTGTTGAGGTTGAGCAGGTTGAAGTCAATCAGGTCGGTGCTCGCTGGACCCGGCAGATGCCGGGCCGCGTGACCGGCACTGGTACTCTCAACTTGCTGAAGGTTTATTCGGTGTGGGAGGACTTCGTCGTTGATTACGCATCGCGTTCGGTTGCTGCACTTCGCGCCGACCGCGACGCTGGCGTGAAGGCTTTCCCGTCTTTTACGATGACTGTTGAGTTGAACGACCCGAATGCCCTTCAGAGCAAGGCGGAGCGCACGACGCTTAAGGGTGTGCAGTTCTTTTCTATGACTGGTGGGTTTCAGGTCGCTGACCTTATTAACCGCGATATGCCTTTCAACTTCTGGGGTATTGAGCGCAGCCAGCCGATTACTGCGCCTCCGGGCTACAGCATTCCGCAGTACGTTCCTGACGCTTGATTATCTAAAAATGTGGGGGGGGAAACCCCCCCACTCCGAACTATAAGGAGACACCATGCCCTCTGGTGATTCCCCGGTTGAAATTCAGCACGAGTCCGAAGATACGGCACTTGATGCGTTTCTTTCAGCCGACCCTGACCGCGAAAAGGCGACTCGTGTCCTCCACATCAAGTCTCTTGGTGCGGATATCACGATTCGCGAGGTCAGCGACCGCGAAATGGAAACTGTTCAGCAGCGTTCGCAGTCAAAGAATCTTTCTCCTATTGATACCAATGCTGAGGTTGTTGGTATCGCAATGGTTGACCCTGACCTTTCTAGTCCAGAGGTCATTGAGAAGTTTTCAGAGAAGTACGGTGGCTTTGTAACCCCGGCAGAGATTGTTAAGTCGGTTATGAAGCCATTTGAGGTAATGCGGGTTGGTGAAGAGGTCATGGACCTTTCTGGTGCCGGGGACGATGCGGTAACTCAGGCAAAAAACTGATTGAGGCGGGGGGCCTTGCTGGGGCATTATGTGCCCTATTGAGGTGGGGAGTGACAGACCTGTACCGGTTTTACAACATGCCGATAATTGGTGACGACGGGACGCTCCCGCCCCCGCCAAACCCGCGTCGCCTTCAGGCGTTCTATCTTGCTTGCGCTATTGTTTTGAACCAGCGCGAGGAAGACCTTGCGAAGTTGGGGACTGGTCTTTAAATGGCTCGCGTAGAGGCAGTATTTACTCTCCGCGATGAAATGTCCAGCAAGTTGAAGGGGCTTGCTGGAAGTGCCAAGGGAACAGAAAAGGCCCTTAACAGTCTTCGCCGGGAAGTAAACCACCTTATTAGGCGTCTTGACGCGCTTGATAAGAAGAACGTCACGATAAACGTAAAGGTCCGTGGTTTTACCCGCGCAGAAGCGCAAATCACGGAACTTCACCGCGCTGCAAAGCGTTTGGATGGGACTACTGCAACCGTCCGCGTCAAGACCGTAAGAAGCGGCTCGGTCCCCGGCGATGGGGTTTCTAAGGAACTCATGGGCGGAGACGCGGTAAGCAAAGAACTCCGCATCCCCGGCACAGACGTTGACACCAAGGGTGCGCAGGTTTCAACGTATCGCTACTTTCAGTTGCGGTCAAAGTTGATTATGGCGCTACTGGTTACTGCACTTGGTGCGGTTGGGCCGCTTTTTTCTGCCCTTCAGTCTCTTGGCCTTCTGGTGACGGCGACCGCCTCTGGTTTTGCTGCTCTTGGACTCGCCGCCGGTACAGCGTTTGCTTTCGGATATAAGTTCTTTAAGGAATATTCCGAAAAGACCCGCGCTCAGATGAACGATGCTGAACTTGCTCTTTCTGACTCTCTTGAGAGGCTTAAGAAGAAGTTCAACGAAGTTGTTTCTGAGAACGAAACGAAGCGCTTTGGGTACCTCATGGCCTCAATGGTTGATATGGGGACCAAGATTCTCCCGATGCTTGATGGAACGATGGAGAAGTTCCTTACGACGTTTGAGTCTCTTCAGAAGAGGTTTGAGCGTTCCTTCTTCGCTCCGCGGAACGCTTCCCTGTTTATGAACGTCATCAAGCCACTGCCTCGTCAGTTTGAGGCACTTGCTGCTGCTACTGGGCACTTTGCACGCATTCTTGGTGGTCTTATTGTTGCAGCAGCACCAGCAACTACACGGCTTTTTGAAGATATTGAAAGGTATCTGGGCGGCAAGGCCGACGACAGAACTAGCGCAGAAGGACTTAAAAGGACTAGAGACTTCTTCAATGAAATGGAGCCTATTCTGCGTCGTGTTTCCAAGTCTCTTGGGAACATTTACGAGAACCTTGCAGAAATCGGAAGACGCTCGCGCAAGAACGTCATGCCAGTGCTGGATGCGTTTGATGAACTCGTTGATGCCCTTGGCGAGATTCTTGCTTATGGTGGTGAGAAGTTCGGTGACCCAGTATCGCGGCTTCTCACTGACCTTGCAGAAATCGTTCGTAGCGTTGGGCCAACAGTAATTGACTGGCTTTCCCGCTTTGCAACTTTTGCGAGCAATGTTTATGACCTTGCCAGAAAGGCTCCGGGTCCTCTGAAGGCTTTCGCAAGTGGTTTTGTGGCGTTCCTTATTCTCCGCAGGATTGTTCCGGGTCTGGGTACTTTCACCAGACTCGTCGGGAGGCTAGTCAAGTTCCTTCTTACCAAGGGGCTTGGCTCAGCAATCGCAAGGTTCGGGCGACTGGGCAACATGCGCTTGCCGGGCGGCGGTGGCGGCACTGTCGGTGAGTCTCTTCGCGGCGTCCAGTTGGTCAGGATTGTTTCTCCTGTCCCACTTCCGGTGACGATGATTGCCGGTGGTGGAGGTGGACCCGGAGGGGTTGTCGGCACCGCAGGGAAGGCTGCTGGCAAGGGCGGGCGCCTTGGGGGCATTCTCCGTGGCGCAGGACGCTTTGCTGGATTTGCCGGGTTTGGGACTCTTGGTGCCGCCGCCACGACCACTTTGAGCACTATTTTCGTTGGTGGCACTGCTGCAACGGTTCTTTCTGGGCAGGGTCCGTTTAGCAAGCAGGCAACGCCACAGATGATGGCAGCGTCAAGGATGATGGGTGCTAATGCTGCCGGTAATCGTGGTCGTGGAATCGTGGAGGGAATTCTTTCCGACATTCCGGCGACGAAGAATTCTGCTGCTGGTCTTAAGACTCAGGTAATGTCAGAAATCGGCAAGTTGCCGAAGGAAATGCAGACTGCCGCCGCTAAGGGCGCTTCTGACTTCATCGCTGGTCTTGAAAGCAAGAACAGCATCGCTCGCGGGTCTACTCAGGTTTTCTTGCAAGGCGCAAGAGAAGAGTTGGAGAACTTCAAGACTGAAGTTGCTCAGATTATGAGGGACCTTGAAACCATGCGTGGGCAGGCGCCATACGGTGGTATGGCCGGTGGACGCGAAAGTAATGCCCGCGGTGGAATTGTCACTGGTTTTACGTTGTCAACGCTTGGTGAGCGTGGCCCAGAAGCAGTCATCCCGCTTACAAACCGCGCCCGTCGTGAGCAAATCATGCGCGAGGCCGGAATGGGCGTGGGGTCCGCACGAGGGCAGCGGACCTCATCGCCCCTTGTTCAGATTGGGAATGTGACTATTAACAGCGGCGAAGATATGTCCGCGTTTGTCAGCAAGTTGGAAAGTGCAGTAAGAAGGGCAGTTTCAAATGTCCCAAGGGCTGATGCTGGGGCAATGCTCGCATGAGTGTCCTTAATCTCGTTAAGGCGCAAACTGCTGCCAATGGAAACATTCTTGTGTGGAACCCGTCGAAGTCCAGCGGTGGTGGTTGGACTTGGCTTCACCTTCTTAACTCTGGCAGTGACCTCAGCCCTTGGGGTGGTCCAAAGGCACCCGGCAGGAACGCCTCTGCTGCTGTCAAGCGTGCTCACGCTTCTTTTCTTGCGTCTTTGCAGACTCGTGCCAAATATCTTGCTGGTGGTTCCCCTGTATATGGTGGCGAGCAGGCAAATATTGTTGACGTTGAGACTGTTGCCCGGTCAATCAGGATTGTTGCTGAGCCAATCACTAAGACGACTCTTCCGCAAAATGGCCTTTGGTTTCCTGTTGCACCGGAGAATTACGAGGTTGCGCAGTCTTACGACTGGGAAGAGATTGACATTATCGGCCTTGGGCGGACTGCCCACTCTGGGATTAAGGGTCTTCCTGTTATTTCTGTCGAAGCGATTCTTCCGGGTAGTTACGACCCGGCAATTTGTCTTGCAATCAACAACCAAGACTACTTTGTTGACCCTGCAAGGTGGATTAAGTATGTAGATAGCCTCGCTTCAAACATGGACGTTTTCCGTCTGGTTATTGGGAACAGGCGAACCTACGAAGGACTCAACGACTACATCTTCAATGACTATATGCGGATTGATGATGTGCAATGGGGAGAAGAGGCCGGGACTCCGTTTGACCGCCGTGTGAGAATTGCTTTTTCCGGGTGGAGAAAGCAGAGCGTTTCTTTTGCTTCTGGTGCTTACGCTGTTTCCGCAAAGGTTCCAAAAGCGCACACGGTTAAGAAGGGCGAGGATTACCAAGATATCGCTAAGAGGTACTACGGAAGCGTTAGCCTCTGGAAGTACGTCGCCTTGCACAACAACGATGCAAAGGCAAAGCGCGTTAGAAGTTGGACAAGCAAGAGCAGCAAGAAGGCATACGAGATTTCCTTCACGAAGAAGCGGATTAAGTTGCCGCGCCCGAAGGCGTAAACGTGCCTACCCTTTCTGTCCCTCTCCGCCCCGGTGTCTTCACGGACATTGAGGTAACCGCGTACCCCTACAAGTCGCGTCCAATACGGCTTGGCGACGTTCTTAGCGCGATTGATATTCGCGACGAGTCTTCACGGTGCGCAACCGAAGCCTCCATCACTATTGATGACGTAAATGGTGTTGGGAAGACTATTGCTCCGGGCACTTGGCTTACGGTTGTTGGTCGCTCTCCAATTAACGGGAAAAGAATTCACATTTGCCCGCGACTTTATGTTTGGGAAAGAACGGTGTCCGACGAGAGGATTCGTCAGGCGACAATTGTCGCCCTAGACACGGTTTCCTTCTTGCAGAGGCAGGGCACGAGGAATTTTCTCTTTCGTAAGACTAAGTCTAAGAAGAATGGTTGGACTGCATCAGAAATTGCAGCAAACATTCTTGGGCAGTACGGGCTTTCTCGCTACGCAATGATTACGCCCACTTCTTACAAGATTAAGTGGTTTAACCTTCAGGAAGTAACTCCTTATGAGGCAATCCTAAAGGCGTACATGCGCGATAAGCAGGTCACGGGCGCCTCGTACCGCATTCGCGCGGGAAGGTCTTCTAGAAATCCTGAAGGCGGAATTCTCAATCCGGGCATGATTGTGATTGAGCCAGTGGTTTATCAGGACTACAGGTGGGCGCTTACGGATGAAGACAACATTATTGGTGCAGACAGGACTGAGTCTCTTGAAGACCTTGTCAGCGAATACACGGGTCTTGTCGTAGACAAGGACGGCAAGGAAGTCAGCCGTGTGACCGTTTCTGATTCAAATGCTGTAGCACGTTACGGAAGAATCAGAAAGTTTGAAGTCCTCCCGAAAAACACTCGGCCCAGTGACGCGAAGAGGGTTGCTCGCACGGAACTTAGAAAGCAGCGCTCTCTTAAGAGGACAGCAAAAATTAAGGGAGTTGGCACCCCGACGCTAAGGGCAAGCGACCTTGTTTTTATCCAAGACAAGGGGACAGGGCTTAACGGAAATTATTTTGTTTCTAGTGTTAGCCACTCGTTTAGCCCCGCTGGTCACAACATGGACCTTGAACTTAGTTACACAGCAAAGTTCCCAGAGGTTGGTGTTTCGGAGGAAGAGTACAACCCTGCGGCGGTTAGCACGACGAGGACCGGCGGAAGTAGTGGTTCTTCCTTTACAACTGGACCAATGGCGTATAGCGGCCTTATGGGAGAACGTGCAGCCCAGTGGGCCGCTACTCAGGCGGGCGTTCCCTATCTTTTTGGCGGCACCACTCCGTATAAGGGCCTTGATTGCTCCGCGCTTACGATGCTCGCTTGGAAGTACGGCGCGAATATCAGTATTCCCCGCGTTACCTATCAGCAGATTGCTTTCGGGGAAAATGTGCCTTCAATTTCTCAGGCGGCTCCGGGCGACCTTATTTTTTATGGCTCAGGTCATGTTGCCCTTTATGCCGGGAACGGCAAGCAGTGGGAGGCTCGCAGAACGGGGACAAAGATTTCGCTTAATAGCGTGCGCTCTAGTCTCACAACAATCCGTCGCCCTGTTCCTTTGTCGCGTCAGGGTACTGGTACTGCAACAAGTTCTGCTGGTGGGACAACTTCTGCTGGCTCGCGCACTGCAAGGATTAGCGCTGTTGGAGAAGAGTGGTCGAAGTCTGTCAGTGAAGACCCGACGAATGTTGGTTATTCAACGGGCGGCAACACTGGTGGGGTTGATACGAGGGTTAATGCTGCCGCGCTTGAGGCAAAACTTTTGTCTTTTGGGGCCGAAAAGTTCTTTATCGAACTTTCTGATGTGTTCTTGGAGTACTCTGAGCAGCACGAGATAGACCCAATCTTTGTGGTTGCAATTGCTTGTTATGAAAGCAATTTGGGCAAGTATGGGCCGTCTCAAAGGACCAAGAACATCACCGGCTTTGGTGGTGGGCCGTCGAAGGCTTCGTTTAATTCCTACGAAGAGTGCATCATTGCCACTACTGGACCACGGCTTCTTAGTAGCAGCGCATACGAAAAGGCGGAGACTATTGATGAAATGTCTTTGCTTTATGCTCAGTCAAGCAGCGTGACAAATTCTCCTGTTATCTGGGCATCCAACGTCAAGAATTTTTATCGTGACATTTCTGGTAAAAACCCGAATGTTTCAATGCGCGGGGACGGGTATAGGAGCAGGGTAATTGGCGGATAGTTTTGACAGTCTTGCTGCTTCTTTTGTTGCCTTGGCAGACGCACGCTCTTCGGGGCATGTGGAAATGTCAATGCCAATAATTGATGTTGGAAGAGTTATCGCATCAAACCCTGTCCGTGTTCGTGTGCTTGGTAGTCAATTGACTCTTGAAGACGAAGACTTTGTAACGGCACATGGGTACACTCCTTCTGTTGGTCATGTGGTTCTTGTGCTTCCAGTGTATTCGGGTGGATTTTTTATTATGAGGGTGAACGCCTAAATGGCTTCCACACTTCCTTTTATTACAGAGTTTGGGCTACAGCCCGACCTCGTTCCTGACTACGTTGCCGACGTAGAGCAGGACGATGCAACACCACCCGTACCGCTTGGTGTTGATATTTCTTTTGATGCGTTGGGTGACGACCTTTCTCTCAGCACCGAATTTGACCTTGTAATCTGTGATGAAGGTCGCGCTCTTTCGCAGTGGGTTCAGAACGCACTTGTCACTCGCCGTGGCGATGAATTGATATTTAGCGAGAACTTTGGAAGCGTGCTAGCAGACATTGTTAGTACTAGCACTGCAAATATTTCAGATATCGAAGAGCAGGTTATTGTCGCTATTGAGGACGCGATTCTTAATCACGAGCGCATTGACCGCATAGATGATGTTCGCGTCGGTTTTATTGATGATTACCGTCTTGCATTTGAGGCAACAGCAATACTTGACGATAATTCGTCACTAACATTTGAGGGTGGGGCCACCTTTGGCTGACATTGACTTCAACAGCCTTCTTCCTGCTGAAAGCGAAGAGACAATTACGGAGAGGATGCTTGCGGACCTCCCCGCACCTCCGGGCGGAAACTCGTACAACACTCGCGAAGGCTCCGTCATTCACGGTCTTTTCCGACCGCTAGTTTTTGAGCGTGCTCGTCTTATTTCTTATGCGAGCGAACTTTTCCAGCAGTCTTTTGTGGCCTACGCCACTGGCGATTATCTGGATATTCGTGCTGGCGAACTTGGGGTAAGTCGCGGCGGTGCCCTGAACTCAACGGTCAACGTCACCGTGACCGGTACTTCTGGTGTTGTTCTCAATGCGAACAACTCTACTTTTGCGAGTGCTGGTGACTCTGCTACTGGCGTTGAGAGCGTGTCTTTTGTTCCGTCAGAAGAAGCAACTATCCCCGCGGGCGGCAGCATCAGTGTCCCGTGCGTATCAACTACTGCTGGACTTGTTTCAAATGTTGATGCTGGCGAAATCACGCTTATCGTTGATGCACCAGATGGTATTTCTTCTGTAACTAACCCGACCGCCGCAAGCGGTGGCGCAGACGAGGAAGACGATGAATCACTTCGCCTTTCGCTTTCTCAGCGCCTTCAGTCGCTTGCGGGGACCGCGAATGCTGCTTATTACAACGCTGTTGCTTTGCGTGAGCCAGATGTTCAGAACGTGGCCGTGACCGACCTTTGGGACGGTAACGGAACCGCTTTGGTCACGCTCTCAGGCCGTCTTGCGCCTTATGTTGGCCCAGATACGGTTGAGAGGCTTCAGGAGTTCTTTGACCCGTCTGTCAAAAACTTGGCGCACTTTGAGGCGCCTGAGTCTTGGACGAATGGAACAACTGTTTCTGCTGCTCTTGAAGGAAAAGAAAGCATTCAGATTGACGCACATCATCCGGACGAAACAACGATTAGTCACACGTTTAGCAATATTGTTGATTTGTCGGAATTTGACAGTGCCGCAGACGAGGTTTCTCTATTCATCAAGCGGGTTACGTCTGCCGGGGACTTGCAGAACTTTATTGTTAAGTTTATTTCTTCCAATAGCGGAACTGCTACTGCGACCATCAGCGCGGCAACAATTAACTCGTTGTCAAACATTACGACAAGGGCAGTACTGAACATCCCCCGTTCCGACTTTACTGAAGCCTCTGATTTCAGTTGGGCTTCTGTTCAGTCGGTAGAAATTACCCTTGAGCATCCTGCAACCTCTTCGACTACAAACACGGTTGTCGTTGATGGGCTTCGGATAAAGAGTACGACCGGCGGATTTTTGACGGGTCAGGTTCCTATTGGAATTCAGGTTACTGTCAGGTCTGCTCGCTCTGCGTCAGTTGATGTAACTGGCGAGATTGTTCTTGATGCTGGTCTTGTTGTCGCAGACATTGAGGGGATTATTGAGTCCTCAATTAGCGATTACTTTAGGCGTCTGCCGTCTGGCTCCGTAATTCGTATTGCGGAGATTGCGAACATTATTCACGACACTCGTGGAGTTGTTGATTACGAGAATTTGCAACTCAACTCTTTGTCTGTGAACACAAACCTGACAACCCTAGAGTCAGACCAAGGACCCGTTTTGGGCACCTTGACGTTAACGGCAATCTAGGCAAGGTATCTATGTCCGCATCAATTCCCGACTATGTTCCATGGCACATCTACGAACGAGACATTCAGCGTCTTTCTGACGACATTGAGCGGCTTGTTAACAAGATTGATGGCTTGGTTGACACTATTGGTGCTCTTTCGCTTTCTCAGCACCGTGATGAAGTGAACGAAGAGCACCGACGCGAAGACAGCCAGCGTCGTTGGACTTTGGGGCTTGCGGTTTTTGCTGCGGGACTCTCTACGGCTTCGGCAATTATTGTTGCAATAGTTTCTGGTGCGCTCTAGTTGCCTCTTGTAGTTAACATCCCTGTTTGGCAACCAAACACTGTTGGCAATGGCCGCTTGCTTATTATTGGAGACATTTCTTCTGTCTCTACGAATCCTTCCAGCATTCGTTGGAGAGTAAACGGGCAGGATTGGGAAACCGGCGTATCATCAACTTCGGTTCCCGACGAGTTTGCGTTTTGGGTTCATGGTTATTCTCCGCTGCCGGGTACAGAGTTTGAGCCTGCTTGGTCGCCCGTGTCTAACCATTTTGAGGCTTCTTCTGACAGAGAAGTACTTTATCTAACGAACCCAAGCCGCTCTCTTATTCCAAAAGCATCAAGCGCTGCGGCTGTTGACACAACGCCAAACTCTTGGTTTTGGGAAGACGGAGTAATTTATTTTCACCCGCTTGGAGATTCGGTTAGCGGTGAGGTGCCGGTAACCACTCCTTCTTTTGCTGAGTCAGAGTCGGTTCGCCTAGAAATTCAAACCGCTGGCGGGGATGTTCTTTTTGATGAAACATTTGTCTGGAACTGGCCAGTAAGAGACATTGTTAGCCACATGATTGATACTGCCGCTCCGTCTTTTCTTTCAGATACTCAGGCTGCTCGCGATATCTACTTTGCGCAGGCTCGTGCAATTGGTGATATTTATTCTATTTACGACGACTATGCGCTTCAGTCATTCCCTTCACAGGCAACGTGGGCTGTGCCTGTTTGGGAGCAATTTTTGGGACTTCCCTCGCTTGTCTCTTTGAGCACTCAGGAAAGAAGTCAAATTATCGAAGAGAGCATTCGCGGCGTTGGCGGTCTAAGGACAGAGTTTTTTAACTCGTTGAATGGACAAGTCGGCTCTAGCATTGTCGTTACTGACAACTATTCAACGTACAATGTGGTATTCAGGCTTAATCTAAGCGGTACAGACGCAGATGCGGCAAAGTATCGTTCTGCCGCAGAGTCTCTTATTTCAAGGATTAAGCCCGCTGGTATTCAGACTTCTGTAAGTTACGCGACGTTTGTGTCTGGCGTCTCTAGGGCTGGCGACGCACTTTAGCCGGGGGTATTTGTGGCCGCACCAAAGCAGGTTGATTTTGTTGACGGGACTACGATTGTTGCTGCCCAGTTCCTCAATCGAATTCAGGAAATCGAAGCCGGTCAGGCCACTAATATGGCTTTGGCTATCTCTGGAACTTCGGTCGTCCTCAACGCCGGGGCCGGGAACAGTGTTTCGTCAATTACGATTGATGACAAGTTCCGTTACATTGAAACGCCGCTAAGCGTCGCTTTTACTGGTTCTGATGCCTCCGGAACGTATGGGATTTTTGCGACCACAAGCGACGACGATTCTTTGTCGGCTTTTGCGCTTGAAAAGGTTGCGGGTACGGGAGTTCCAAGCGCCGCAAACTACCGTAAGGTAGCGACTGTTTCTTGGGACGGGTCTTCAGCGCTTTCTTCACTTGTCCAGATTGCTGGGTATGGGAAGCATGGCCACATGCACACCCTTACTACCGACCCATTGCCCGCGTCTTCGGTTGGCTCAACTCAAATTGTTGACAACACAATTGTTCTTAGCGACCTTGCGGTAGCACTTCAGAATCTTCTTGTTCCGGTCGGTTCTGTTATCCCGTTTGCTGGCTCGTCTGCTCCTGCACAGTATTTGCTCTGCGCAGGTCAAGAGATTTCTGAAAGCACATACGCTGACCTGTTTTCAGTTATCGGAACCGATTACAACAACGGTGCCGAGACTTCTGGGTTTTTCCGGCTCCCAGACCTGCGTGGCAGGGTTGTTGCGGGTAAGGACAATATGAACGGCAGCACCGCGGGCAGGCTGACTACTGGTGGTTCTGGTGTTACTGGGACCTTGCTTGGAAGTGCCGGTGGCTCTGAAACGCATCAGTTGAACTCTTCGCAGTCTGGTATGCCAGCGCATAGCGTCAACGCTGATGGCGGGCATAGTCACACCGTTGGTGTTGATACACCCGACCACTCGCACGCCATTCCCGGCGGCGGTGCGCTGGTGCAGACCTACAACGCCGAGTCAAGTGCAAACATTAACTCTGCTGCGCAGTACGGCGGATATGGCCTTGCCGGTTTGGGCGGCGCAACGGCCCGTCACTCGCACTCTGTTACCGGCGGTTCCCATGTTCACACCGTGACTGCTCTCAACGCATCTTCTGCTCACCAGAATACTCAGCCGACAATCATTTTGAACCACATTATTAGGTACTAATGACTTCTGGTAGATATGACATTGTTGTGGACCAAGGTGCGACTTTCCGCAAGACGATAACGTGGAAAGACTCTTCTGGCGCACTTGTAAACCTGAGTGGGTACAGCGCAAGAATGCAGGCGCGGACGACAATGTCGGCGTCATCAACAATTGTTGAACTTACGACGGCCAACGGTGGAATTACGCTTGGCGGGTCAAACGGGACTATTACGCTTTATATTTCCGACACCGCTACTGCTGGTTTTTCGACCGCTGTTCCAAGTGGTTTTTCAGACGCGCTTGTCGGCGTGTATGACCTAGAGTTGATTTCTGGGAGCGGTGACGTTACGCGCCTTCTGCACGGTGACTTTATTGTGAACCCAGAGGTAACCCGGTGAGCATCACCGGCGATGCGTTTATTGAAGTAGCGATTTCAAATGCAGCACAGGCTGCCGAAGAGCATCTTGCTATGTGCTTTGAGGCTCTTGACAGCGACGATTCTTATGCCGATGTTTCTGCGCCGTTTTGTGGCTGCATGACCTGCATAGTTAGAGAAGTAATCTCTAAAAGTTGGCCATACATGCGCTTGGTCGCAATTGTTGAAGCAGAGGATAATTAATGGCTGAAGACGGCTTTGAGGTTATCGTCAGCCAAGATGAGCCTTCTGTCTCTGTATCTGGCGACGAAATTCAGGTATATGTAACAGAGGAAGTTATTTCTGTTGTCTCTATCGGGACGCAGGGGCCAGCAGGTCCAGCAAACGAGACTTACACACACACTCAGTCAGTTGCATCAGACACTTGGGTAATTGAGCATAATCTTGGTAAGCACCCTTCTGTTGTTGTAATTGACTCTGCGGGTAGTGTGATTATCAGCGATGTTCAGTATGATTCTGCTTACCAAGTTACAGTTACTTTTAGCGCTTCTTTTAGCGGCAAGGCGTATCTCAACTAGCGGGGGCTAGACGTTGAAGATTCTCAATAATCTGAATCTTGTTCAGAACGAGGTCCAGAACGCACGGATTCAGAATCTTGCGTCTGCTCCTTCGTCGCCGGTTACCGGCCAGATTTACTACGACACCACCCTTGGGTATCTCCGTGTCTACAACGGCAGCGGGTGGGACCGTCTTGACGACAACTGGGTGTCGTCTGTCTCTGGTACTGCCCCGATTCAGAGCACGGGCGGTGCAACTCCGACCATTAGCATTGATGCTGCGACCACCAGCGCCGCTGGTTCACTGTCCGCTTCTGACAAGACCAAGTTGGATGGCTCCACGAGTAACGCTACTGCGTCAACTCTTGTTGAGCGCGATTCTAATGGTCAGGCTAAGTTCGGTAACCCAACCGACACTGCGCACGTTGCCACGAAGGCATACGTTGACTCGTTTGTTCAGGGTCTTGACACCAAGGCTTCTGTACGGCTGGCTACTACTGGTAGCAACATTACCCTGTCAAACAGCACTACGAGCCTTGACGGTCAGACCATCGTTGACGGTGACAGGATTTTGGTCAAGGACCAGACTTCTGCCGCAGATAACGGAATTTACGTTGCATCTACTTCGGGTTCTTGGTCGCGTTCGCAGGACGCTGATGGTAACTCTGAAGTCACTGCTGGCATGTTCGTCTTTGTTGAAGAAGGAACTGCTAACGGCGACAACGGTTACGTTCTCACCACCGATGGGACCATTACTCTCGGAACTACTGCCCTAACTTTCCAGCAGTTCTCCGGTGCTGGTCAGATTACTGCTGGTAACGGTCTTACGAAGACTGGCAACACTATTGATGCTGTTGGAACTTCTAACCGTATTTCGGTTGGTGCCAACAACATTGATATTGATGCTAACTATGTTGGTCAGTCTTCTATTACAACGCTCGGCACTATCTCCACTGGAACGTGGGAAGGCACCGACGTTGGCGTTTCACACGGTGGTACCGGGGCTTCGACCGCCGCAGGCGCGAAGACCAACCTCGGGTTTATGACCCGCTACGCGGCAGACGTTGGTAATGGGTCTGCCACGAGCATTGCGGTTACCCACAGCCTTGGGACTCTTGACTGCACTGTTCAGGTCTATGAGAAGTCTTCTGGTGCGGTTGTTATCCCTGACATTACGATGACTTCGACTTCGCAGGTTACTCTGGACTTCGCCGTGGCTCCCACGACGAATCAGTACCGCGTCGTCGTCATCGGCTAGTGTGGGGGGCTAGATGCCCCGAATCCTAAAGACACTTGAGACTGTCGCCCTAAAACTTACGGGCGGCAGTCCTGCGTCTGACAAGGTGATTGTCAGCGACGCTGATGGTAATGCGTCGTGGCAAAAGATTGTCAACGCAAATGTAGACACCAGCGCTGGCATTCAGTTTTCAAAGATGGAAACTGGGTCGCCAAACCAGATTGTCCGGGCAAATCCGTCCGGAGTTGGAGAGTTCGCTTACCTTGCGGTTGATGTACCAATTGGGACTGTTGTCCCATATCTTTTCTCAACCCCACCTGTGGGTTTTCTTTCATGTGACGGCTCAACCCTCAGCCGCACTGCTTACGCCGACTTATTTGCACTTGCGGACAACGCTGGGCTTATAGGCACGATGTTTGGTGCTGGTGACGGCTCAACTACGTTCACCCTTCCAGATATGCGTGGACGCACGATGATTGGTAGCGGACAGGGGACTGGGCTTACAGACCGCACGCTTGGCTCTACTGGTGGCGCGGAGACGCACCAGTTGTCTACCGCTGAAATGCCGTCTCACACCCACACGCAGAACGCGCACGGTCACACCCACAATGCTAATGCTGGCCTTGGTGGTTATGGTCTTATCCGGGTAAGCCCCGGCAACTCAAACACAATTTCTGTTACAGACACCACTCCCGGCGAGCCGGACATTGTGACAACGCCTATTGCTCTGTCTATCAACCAAGCGACAGCGACTAACCAGAATACTGGTGGCGACGGCTCTCACAACAACATGCAGCCATACATCGCGCTGAACTACATCATCAAGGCGACGTACTCCACGCTTCTCGGTGACTCACACGCCGAAGCAAGCGAAGCCTTTACTGTATTTATGGGTAACTAAATGGCTATCTCTGGACCATTTAACGCACGCGACTATCTTCGCGATAAAACCGGCTATTTTGAGACTTCATCAGAATCCGCTGAGTTTATCACTTGCACTTCTGCGACACGCCCTTCTTCGCCCAGCGAAGGAAACATCATCTACGAGACTGACACTAACCTCGTGTACGTCTACGAGGGTTCGGCATGGAGCAAGGTCTACTCCGGGTCAGCGCAGTTTCCAACGGAGAACATGCCGACAGGTTCGGTTATCCAGTTGGCGACTCGCACGACGGGCTATAGCAACGCTGCAAACTACGCCTACAACTCTGACTGCTACTGCTACATCACACCGCTTCGCAGCGATTCCAAGATTCTTATTCTTATTAGCGCTCCGCTGCATATGGCAAGTCAGGGTAGCGATGTTGGTGGTGGCTGGGGCATCAATAGTAGTGCCGCTGGTGGTTTGCTTTGGCAGACTTCGCACATGGGGGCCGGTTATGACTCAACAACTCATGGAAATGTGTTGAGTGTAAATTGGCTCCATCAGGCAACTCGGCCAAACGCCACTTCTAATCAGTACTACCAACTGTACGTCAAGCCTTACACCAACAACTCGGGCACTTACATCTACATGAACCGCAACTATCAGGGAACTGATTACGCGACTATGACGCTTATGGAGATTCGGTGAATACCCCACCTGATATTCACGACGCGATTAGGTCGCTCGCGCCGGGTGCCGGTTATTCTGTTGACCCGTCGGATTTTTCTACTATTTCATGGCATGATAATTCTGACAGTGTAAATGCAGACGGTGTGTATGTTGGCCCAGCCGATGGTGTTGTTATTTACACAGGACCCAAGCCAACAGTTTTAGAAATTGAAGCGGAACTTGCCCGCATGACAGCAGAGTGGGAGGAAAACGAATACGCTCGCCAAAGGGTACTTGCGTATCCTCCTATTGGCGACCAGTTGGATGCTCTTTTTCACGCTGGCGTGTTTCCAGACGATATGGCGGCTCGGTTGCGGGCTGTGAAGGACGAGTACCCCAAGAATGGCTAACACCTACAAAAACGCAGCAGTTGTTTTGACTAGCACTGGGGCTACCGACCTCTATACGGCACCGTCGAACACTCGCTCTTTGGTTCAGTCAGTCAACATTGCAAATGTTGATAGTTCTAACAGGTACGCGACCGTAACGTGGTACGACGCTTCTGCTGGGTCTTCTTACACGCTCTTGTACAACGGATTCATTCCTGCTGGTACAGCGATGAACGCTCTTGATACTCCATGCGTCTTGGAGCCGGGCGACATTATTCGTGTGCAGGCTTCTGCGGCAAATACGCTCCACGCGACCGCCTCAATCATGGAGCAGGACCCGACTACTCCCCACGTTGACGGGTCAATCACGACAGTCAAGATTGCCGACGATGCGGTGACGGCAGACAAGTTGGCTTCTAGCCTGTCTGCAACGACTATCTGCACTTCTGGGACACGCCCCGCGAGTCCGTTTGAGGGGCAGAAGATTTATGAGACTGACACCGACCTTGAATACATTTACGACGGCTCTGCTTGGCGGGTTGCGTGGAGGGACATTTCCTTTGCCGCGTATGGCACAAATTATCAGGGTTCCACAAACGGGTTTTACAACTTTATTCTTGACCTTGAGAGTTTTGACAACGGTAGTTGTTACAACACTTCTACCGGAGCATTTGTTGCCCCTGTTGATGGTGTCTATTTCTTTTCTCTCAACTGCCGTCTTGACAACACTGCTTCTGCTGGCTACTTGAGGGCGTACATCTACCGCAGCGGAACAACCCAATGGGCAGCACCAAACCTTCACTGCATTTTCGGCGCAGCACACTCAACGGATTACCATTCGCTCAGCGTAAGCGGCTTGATTTCTTTGACCGCAGGGCAGGTTGTGTATGCGGGCGGCGGTCATGTGAGTGGTGCGTCTAATCTGCTCAGGGCAGAAAGTACGTTCACCGGCCATTGGATTAAGGACAATTAGCACTAATGGCTAACCGATACGTCAACGCAGCGGTAGAACTTACAACCACTTCGGCTACGGACCTTTACACGGTGCCGGGTGGTTGCTCTGCGCTTGTGCAGTCGGTTGTCGTGGCTAACGAAGACTCAACAACGCGCACTGCTACTGCATCTTTCTACGATTCGTCGGCTATTGCCACGTTCACCCTTATCAAGGATGCAGAAATTCCTGCTGCATCTTCGATGAACGTGCTTGATAAGCCGTTTGCACTAGAGGCTGGCGACGTAATCAAGATAACCGCAGGAACCGCTAACGTGATGGACGTTACTGCGAGTATTCTGTTGGTGGACGCTACGACTTCGGTGCCAGTTGGAACGATTACTACGGCTGCGCTTGCTGATGGGTCAGTGACCTCAGCAAAGTTGTCTGTTGGTGATTTGGGCTACCAAGTCAAACTATTTGGTGAGGTGTTTGGCTAGTGGCCACAATCTCAAAGCAGATTCTTTCTGGGTCTACTAATGGGAAGTTGATTCAGGTAACCGGTACCGCTACTGGTTCTGCCGACACTATTCACACGGCTGTCTCTGGTACGTCGGATATTGACGAGATTTCGCTGTACGCCATCAACACTTCGTCTTCTGACGTTCTAGTGACGATTGAGTTTGGCGGCACAGGAACCGCCAACGAGATTAAGTTCAACATCCCCGGTCAGGTCGGTCAGGTCCAGATTGTTGAGAAGTTGATTCTTCAGAATTCGTTGGTTGTTAAGGCATATGCGGCGACTGGTTCTGTTGTGAACATTGGTGGTTATGTGAACAGGATTGCCAACTAATGGGCGTCGTTGTCAACACAGTTAAGACGG